AAGAAAGATATGGCGTAGAAGGAGTGAATGTGCCCGTCACGTTACGGCGCAAAGAAGGCAGATTGACGGAGTTGTAGATCCGTGTTTCTGCCTCTTGAACAAACGTGGGAATGCTCGCAACGAACAGAGGTTCGTAATTCTCGGCATAAGCCTGAATTGAGTTATAGAGATTCTCATAGTTCATTCGGAATCACCTTACGCTAAGGGGCCTCGGGCGTACAAACCCTTCGTTGCTGCGCCAGTACCACGGATTTTGATGCCGTCAGTCTTGGTTGCTTTGTAGTTGCCTTTGCTGATGCCGGCAATCGATGGATTCATCTCGTCCATGACCTTTGCACCAGCCTTGTACTCAAGACCCTTAGTCAAAGCTTTGCCATCCATTGTGTGTGGCTTTGCATATGCTTCTGCAGGCTTGTTGTCTGGGTTCTTGCCAACAACAACTTTTGGGCTGTTCTTGGTGGTGGGTTTGATGTTCTTTGCGACTGCCATATCAGCCTCCGCGCTGGTTGTTTGCACGAGCCATGTTGCGGCCAACGGCGCGCATCTCTTTGCCGGTGATGCCACCTTTTTTCAGCTTGGACAAGTTTGTTTTCTTGCCGGGGTGCTCTTGTTTGTCGTGCATAGCGAAAGCCTTTTTGATCAGCTTTTTGTCTTCTGCAATGTCGTCGTGTTTCATCTTAGCCATGTGTCACTCCTATGAGTTTGTTACGGTTACTGTGCCTACTTGCCCCACCGCAATCAATGCGTTTGGAGTGAGAGCTGTGTCAAAGAAACTGGAGCCGCCAACTGGTGCCCAGCCCCATTCTATCTGTCGGCTGCCGCCCTCTGGGTAGCCTGCATTGTTGACATTATTGCTTGCCGTTTGCGATGTGTACAGCCCTGTCGTTCCCGATGAGTAATAGCTCACATCTGGGCGTGGTTCACGCACCGCCTGCGGGTCATTCACCGGGTACATACCAAGCTGCAATTGGGGATGATCATAGTCCCAACAGGTACGACAAACTTTAATTTTGAATGGTTTTGTTTTTATGACTTCAGTTCTAAGCTCTTTGAGCATATACCTTTGGTCGCAACGGTCGCATTCAGCAATGGCGTATTTGCCGCTGGAAAATTTACTAGGCATGAGTCACCTCATACTTGTTCTTTTTGCCAATGTTTTCAACGCCACGCATGATTTGCAAATTCAAAGGAACGTGCAGCCCGGAAACGTTTACACCTTGCAGCGGAATCACATGGTCAACATGAAACTGCTCGCCGTTTTCTCGGGCATACATGGCTGCCATTTGATACATACATTTAATTTTTAACTTGTCAAAATCAGTCAGCCAAGATGGCGTTCTGAGTTTTACAACTTTTTTTCTTGAAGCATTTAAAGCTGCAATTTTGCCTTTGTTTTCTTGACGATAAATCTTCTTTTTTGCAAGGTTGCTTTCCCGATGTTTCATGTAATCCATTCTTTTGGACAACTTTGATTTTTCGGGTTCATTTTTTCTAAATGATTGCTTATCTTGTCTATCGCATTCCATGCAAATGCGATCTTTAACCCTGCGCTCAGACAGATGGCCGTGCTTACAACACTTTCCAGTGTAGTAATGGGAGAGATTTTTCTCTGCGGCCTCTGATCTTAAGATGATTTCAGGCATGACTTACCTGTAATAGAACATGTTCCGGGGGACGAAGCGCAAAGGAGCCTTCTCACGGTCTTCGTCTGCCGCCTGCTGGAATGTCTCGTCGTAGGCCGCCTTGAGGCCAATAATTCGGTTTGGATCCACTCCGTCCAGCTTCACGCTCAGGTGATATGCCAACCCCGCCACCATGGCTGGGATAAAGCGGAATGGGATGTCTTGATTGTTCACGCCTGTGCCAGCATCCTGCATGCGGCGCATACGCCAGTAGATGAAGTTGTACTGCGTGCCGGGCGTGCCGGTTGGCCAGATGTTGATGCTTGGCAGGTAGTTGCGGTACAGCTTGTCGCCCGAGGTGTGCGTGGTGGCAACGGTGCCATTGACGCCGCGATAGCAGTTCAAAAGCTGGTTTGCGTTGTTGGTTTGGGACGTGCCCACGTTTTGGTACAAGATTGTCTCTGTTCCAATGTTGACGTAGCCTTGGGTCGGCAAGTTGGCCGTGCTGTCTACGTACAAAGTTGTGTCTGTCGCTGTGGAATTTTGGGTCAAAGACGCGCTTTGCGTGCCATTAACGTTGCCAGACTGACGGTCAATCCACACCTGAATAGGCCGGCCATACGCATTCTTCGTGGGAATGGTGGAATAGGTACTTTCACTAATACGGGTGATATTAATGTCGACCTGATTCTGGCCTAAACCTGTTCGGATGACCTGATCCATAAGGTCAATGGTGTCCACTGGCAAAGGGTAGGAGATCTGACCAGCATTGATGTTGATCGGAATCTGCCCTTGTTCAATCGTCCAAAGGTTAATGCCCTTGTTCGCCCACTCAATCGTCATGAGGTTGATGCTGCGACGTGCGGTCTTCAGGTCATAGCCTGAACGCAGTTGCTTGCCGCAGCGCTCAAACGCCTCTTCCGTCAGCTCACTGAGGTCGAGGTTGAAAGTGGACGTTCCAGAGGTAGACATTTATTTCCCGTGTTTGGCAAGTGTTCCGCGAGTTTTACCGCGCTGCGCAATACCATCGGCACGACTTGATGCAGATGACACTTTGACTGAGCCGCCTTTTTTCATACCCATGAATTGCTGGTCGCTCTTGCGGATTGCTGCATCGCGCACAACACGATCTTGACCGCGTTGACCGGAAGCGTTGCCAGACAAACGCTCTTTTACTGCATTCACACCACGAGAAACCAAAGAGTCAAAGTCAATGCCTGCCTCGCGGTTTTTGCGGTTCATGCGGTCAAAAGACGTTTCGTATTTTTCTGCTGGAGCAGGTGCTGGAGCGGCGGCTGGTTTGGACGTTACTTTTGGAGCAGAAGCCTTCTTGTCGCTGGCCAAATCCGTTGTAAACGATTTGCCTTGCCAAGAAAAAGTCTTGTCACCAGACTTACGAGCAGCAGCAAAAGCCTGACCAAATGTCTGTTTTGGAGTCTCTTCGTCAGAGCCTGTCCATTTTTTGCGGGCGTTTAGCGTAGCAATGGGATCTTCCGTTGCGTTGGCTGCGGAAAGATCTTCGTCTGTTACTCCGCCTTCATCAAAGCGGCGCATTTTGCGTTTGGTTGCCATGATTAATCTCACTTGCTTTTTGCTGCGCGGATGTTATCCACGAGATTTGGGTATGGACGACCACCAGCTTTGGCCGCAGCTTTTGCCTTGGACTTCTGGCCAGCAGACAATTTCTTGGGCGCACCCAATCCTTTAGGACGAGGTTTATCCCAGACCTCACCGCCCTTTTTGTACTCGGTGAAGTCTGTGTTGTCGCGGCGCGCCTTCTTCACGCCCGAGGGCATCTTGGACGGGGCAATGTCGCCCATGCCGCGACTGCCTCTCATTTCTTGCCCTTCATGTAGCCACCGCCACACATGGCCATCACATGGTCATCGTGGTGCTTGTGGTCGGCAGCGTGAGCTTTGACCTTGTCGCGCTCCAATTGATGGCCTGCAGCGTGTTTGCCGTAGTGTTCGCTGTGATGAACGTGGCCACCCGCCTTCATGTTTTTTGAGGCAGCTTCAGCAGCTCGATTTGTGTTTGATTGCATTTTGGATTCCTTGCTTTGTGCGTCCATGGCATAACGATCTGCGGGGCTGACGTAATCTGCATCAGATTCGTCAGTGCGTTGTGGATTGACAAACCCACGTCCTGCGCCTGCTGATTTCATGATGGTGCCTTATTTCATTTTCTTGGCGTTTTTAGCGCCGCTTTTGATGCCGACAGACTTGCCAGCATCGCCCATGTTTTTACCACGGGTATGACCTTTTTCTTGCACGGTATGTTCACCAAATTTACGGTGACCGCCTGCGACGACTTTACCCATAGGGGTGGTTGCAACTTTAGTAGCCATGAGGCCTCCTGTTTTAAATTTGCGGCCTTTATCGGCCTTGCTGAAATCTCGCCCCACGGACTGTGGGACGCCGGCTTTCTTGGCGAACGAAGCACTGTGCGCCACGGCCTCCATGAAATTGTGTTGTTTCTTGCTAGTTGAGGGCACTGCGTTGCTCCTTCATGTAGGCATCGAGCTTGTCGTTGAGTTTATCGAAACGTGAGTCCATGTGCAAAAGAAATTTATCCATTTCGGCCTGCGTCACGTTTTCGCGTGCAATCTCTTCGCGAGTTCGGTTCAAAAGAATCGTCACGCGGCTAAGCTCAGCAGACTTCTCACGCAAATTCCATGCAATCAACCCAATGAAGGTTGTTAGCAGCGCGCTCCAAAGTGAATTTGCTTCCATGTCAACATTTCCATCTAGCTAATGACGCGGCTTTTCGTGTAGGTTTGCCTTTTTCGTCCTTCATAGGACCCGGCATTCCTGACATTCTTGCGCAAAAAGATTTTTTACGGGCGCCGCCTTCAGGCTGCGGAGCCTTTAAGTTGCTGCCTGTTTCGCGGTTGTACTTGGCACGACCTTTTGCCGTCAATCCAGCGCCTTTTGACACTGGAAGCTTCTCTCCGCGGCCAACTGCAAGTGATGGTGTTTTCTTTTTTTCCATGTTATGCCACCTTCAATTTGGCCTGACGCTGGTCTTCCAGCATAGGCTTGATGACGTCTTCAACAAAGTCGCGCGTGAACTCTTCTTGGCCAATGTGTGGCAAACTGATCTCAGCGTCCACCCAGCACTCAAAGCCTGCCTCGCGCGCGCGGTCGCAGAACAAGTAATCTTCGCCGGTGTACTTCTTGTCACGCAGAGCAAAGTCAAACACGGCAAATGCTGTCTCGTTCTCGCGGGTTTCATACTCCCACTCGGGATGGTCAGCAATGAGCTTTTCGATCACATAGCGCTTGATGAGCATGAACCCTGTGCCCACGCGGTTGACCTTGAGCATAGACCCGTCAAAGATCATGTCGCCGTTGTCGTCGCGGGGTATGTCAAGGAAGAAGAATTTGTCCGAAGCGCGACGGGGATACAAGCCGGCAGCAACGTCTTTGTTGCCACTTTGAGCCAGCAAGCGCATCACGTCATCGGGCTTGACCACCACGTCGGAGTCAATGAACAGCATCTCTGTGCAATCGCTCTTCATGAACTCATTGACCAAAGAGTTGCGCGCCATGGGGATGATGGAGCACCCAGCCATGTAGCTCAAGTTAATTCCGACACCGTGAGAGTATGCCAATGGCATGAGCTGAGCCAGACTGAAAGCTGTTTTGATGTTCAGCTTTCCGTCATACGTCGGGATCGCAATGAAAATCTTGCGTCCCGTCAGTTCAACTTGCTTGGTATCAGCCATACTGAATTGTCTGGAAAGTGATGTTGGTCACAACAACATAGACGCCGTTGAACGCCAAAATGCCCTCGCCAGAAAAAATAGCTTGGAAAGGCTGAAGCGCCGTGCCGGTGTTGTAGCTGGTCAACCACTTGTCTGCCGTGTAAATGCAGGCCGTGCCAGTTGCAATCGTTCCTGAATTCAAGTCAGTGATTGTGAATGTGTTTGCATCCACAACAGTGATGACATAGTTGCCGGCAACCGCAGCAACACTCGAAGCTGGCGAGTAAGTGATGCCCACGTTTTGACCTGTAGTCAAGCCATGGCCTGTTTTGGTCACGGTGATTGTGGTGCCGCTACGACCATAGGTCGCGGTCACAGGAGTGCTCGTTGTGTCAAAGACATCGATAGAACCGGCTGTACCGTTTCCACAATAGATCAAGTTTTTCAGACGAACGCGGCCAGAAACCATTAGGCCAGAGCC